ATTTGTTTTAAACAAAATTTCACTACTGATTTCATTCGTAAAGCAAATAACTATTTACAAGCTTGTATTGACCATAAAAAAGTTTGGTTTGCATCTAGAACTTCTGCTAATAATGAAGCTTTTGATATACAAAGTTCTTGTCATGTTAATTTAGATAATGTCGGGCATGAATCTATTTTAGATTTCATTGAATTCCAAGATAATATCATATATCAAACGAAAAAGCAATGCGCGTTAATAGAAGTAAAATCTTCTGCCAAAGGATCTCAGTCTTTTGATCTACCTCAACATTTAAAAAGAGATATGTCTCCTAATAGAGCTAGAAAAGATAATTATACTACATTAATGTTAGCAAATTGGGCGACAAAGTTCTATTTTGAGTTAGAAGCTTCTTCAAAAATAAAAGAAGTATCTACTTTTTCGCCAAGAATGATATAAAAAGGTGTAATTAATAAAAATGCCGCAAAGTCTTATAGGTTTAAAGCAGATTAAGTCTGGCGAGATTGGGAGTTATATTACTGGAGCTTTAGGTGTAGCAAGCACTGGCGCAACAGTTTATACTTCCAAGCCTTCTGTCTTTAACGATTCTCTTACAGTGAGTGGAGCGGCTGATCTAAAAGATACTTCTTACGCTAGAGAAAATTTTCAAATTGCTTCTGGATTATTAGTATCTGGAAATATCACTGGACTAGGAACTTTAAATATAACTGGAACATCCAGATTCGATGGAGATGTTTCTTTTGATAATCCAGTTATTCTAGAAGATACATTCACTGTATCTGGTGCTGCTGGATTTTCTGGAACTTCTAGATTTGATGCTGCCGCTACATTTAATTCCACATCTACATTTAATGATCCAATAATTGTAACTGATACATTAAGTGTTGGGGTTGTTAATACCGTTTTTAGTGGAAATTTCCAATCTTTAGGTGACGTTCGCCTTGGAACAAGCGCAGGTGGAACTACAAATACATATTTAATTGGAAATAATATTTTTTCTGGAAATGCTAATTTCTCTGGAAGTAATTATTATGCAGGAACAAATTATTTTTCAGGAATAACAAACTTTAACAGCGGAGTATCATTTAATAGTGGTAATATAATATTTAGCGGAACTGGTCAAGCATTTGCTACAAAGACAACTTTTTCAGGAGATGTTTCTTTATTAGGAAATACAACTGGAGCGTCACTTCAAGTAACTTCTTCTTTAGGAATTTCAACCAGCGCATCATTAACCAACAATGGACAATCATTTTTCTATAATGATGTTTATGTATCTGGAGTTAGCAATGATTTAATACTTAGAGCAAATTCTCTTCAATTATCAGATGCTGATGTAGCTCAACTGAGTGGCGTTTCAGATTACAATCAATCATATATTAATTTAAATAGCGGCTCATTTTTAGAAATAAAGAGCGGCTCAAAAGAAACTTTATATAAAGATTCTGATTTTACTATTAAGAGTGGCGCTAAATTTAACATTGAAACAGGATTTTTTACTCAAGCATTTGGAGCTATTCCAAGTACAGGCTCCGTTCCAAGCGGACAATTGTATATTCAACAAATAACTATAAACAGTGTAACATATAATGTTCTGGCTATAAGATAAAATGAAATCAAAACTTAAATCTCAAGAAACAGAGCCTTTGATGGTTTCAACAGCTTCTTCTAATACAAGCATGAGAAGAAACAAGGCTGGATCTATAGAAAGAACAGATAAGTTTAAGAATATTGATGATGGCTTGATGCCATTTAAATATACTCGCACTAATTTTGCTGATAGAAGCACAATTGACATTAAAGACGCTACTATTTTGTGCCAAAAAGCTTATTATAATTTTGCTCAATTTAGAAACGTTATAGATTTGATGACAGAATTTTCTGTTAGCAATTTATACTTCCAAGGAGGCACAAAAAAGTCGCGAGATTTCTTCGAAGCGTTATTTAAAAAGATTAATCTTTGGAGTTTTCAAGATAGATTTTTCAGAGAATATTATCGTTCTGGAAATGTATTCGTTTATCGTTTTGAAGGAGTTATTCAAGAAGAAGACACGAATAGACTGGTCCAATTATTGGGAAGAGGTCCACTAAATCTTTCTGGTGTAAAGATTCCAGTTCGTTATGTTATTATTAATCCTGTAGACATTCAATTTTCTAGCGGAACTTCATATTTAACTGGTCAATATTATAAAGTTCTTAGCGAATATGAGTTGAGCAGATTGAGAGTTATTACTACAGAAGAAGATCAACAAATTTTTGATAGTTTTGATGCTGATACTCAACACCTTATCAAGACTTCTAAGATTGGTTCACTAAGAATTTCTCTTAATCCAGAAAGATTTAAGTCTGTATTTTATAAAAAGCAAGATTACGAGCCTTTTGCCGTTCCAATGGGATATCCAGTTCTTGAAGATATTAATTTCAAAGCTGAGTTAAAGAAAATGGATATGGCTATTGCTCGCACAATGCAGCAAGCCATTTTGTTAGTAACGATGGGTGCTGAACCTGAAAAGGGCGGCATCAATCAAAAGAATCTTGAGTCGATGCAAAAGTTATTTGAAAATGAATCTGTTGGGCGCGTTCTTATTGCTGATTATACTACCAAAGCTGAATTCGTAGTTCCTAAGATCGCTGATTTGCTAGATCCTAAAAAATATGAAACAGTTAATAACGACATTAATCTTGGTCTTAATAATATCCTTGTCGGAGGAGAAAAGTTCTCTAATCAAGAAGCGAAGATTGACGTATTTTTGGCAAGATTAAATCAAGGTCGCCAAGCTTTCTTGAATGACTTTTTAATTCCAGAGATAAAGAGAATATCTAAAGCTCTTGGATTTAGAGGTTATCCAATTCCTTATTTCGAAGAAGTCAATTTGAAAGATAACACAACTCAAAATCGTGTTTATACAAGACTTTTGGAGCTTGGTGTTCTCACCCCAGAAGAAACCCTCAAAGCTATCGAAACTGGCGTTCTTCCAGATCTAGAAACTTCTCTAGAATCTCAAAGAATGACAAAAGATTTAAGAGACGAAGGACTTTACACTCCAATTATTGGTGGAGCTAAATCTGGTCCAGAAGCAGGAAGACCAGCAGGAACAACAAAAATTAAACAACAAATTAAAGCTCAAGAAGACAATTTTAGCTTTGTCAAAGTTAAAGATAATGTAATTAAATTTCAGCAGCTTCAAGGATCTGTAGAAAACTTTTTAAAGAAAAAACATAATAAAAAGAAATTAAATGATAATCAAAAACAAGTTGCCGAAGAAATCTCTAAAATAATTATAGCGAACGAATCTGTAGAATCTTGGGAGCAAAACGTCGAAAAATACTGTAATAATCCTATAGACTCAAATGCAGACAGAGTAAATGAAGTAAATGATATTGCGGTTAAGCATGGACTTGATCCATTTATGGCTTCAATTTTATTAAATAGTAAATCATAATTATTAAATTAGTGTAATATAATAAAAATAAATGAATTCAGAAGCATTTAACGATCCAATTGAGATAGAGTATAAGAAACAAGAGGTCAAGCCTGTTGTTGAAGATGCTATTGTTTCTGGGGAAAATTTTGTATTGCCAAAATTAGAAAAGCTTGATGTAGAAATAGAAGCTAAAAGATCTGGGCCAAAAAGCGGCGCACAAACTCCAGCTAAACCTTCTGAAAAAAGAAAAGGTTCTTCTAAAAATAAGCCTGGATCTGCTGGAACAAGCGGAGACGCAATAACTTTTTCTACTAAAGTTATAGAGATGCTTAAAAATAAAGTTAAAGATCATAACTCTAAGCATTCTAGAAAAGTTAATTTAACTCAGTTAAAGAAAGTTTACCGTAGAGGTGCTGGAGCATTTAGTTCTTCTCATAGACCGGGAATGACTAGAGGCGGTTGGGCTGCTGCGAGGGTAAATATGTTTTTAAGAATGATGGCAGGTAAATCTGTCAAAGATTCTTATAGAAAAGCTGATTCTGATGTTGCTCGCAGTTCAACTTCTATTGATATATCAGACTCTTGGGAATTAGAAGATATAGATTTTGCTCAAGCTGAAGCTGATATAAAAGAATACGATTTGAATTACGACTTTGAAAATGTAGAAGAACTTTATTTAGACGAAGAAGATAACTCAAACAAATTCTGGTATGAACTATAATAATCCAATAGAATTAGATTTTTCTAATAAAATTTCTTTAGCCGCGAAAGAGAAAAAGACTTTAAACAAGCCTTTTAGAACTCCCGGTGGCCCAAAGAAGTTTTCTGTATATGTAAAAAATGAAAAGGGTAATATCGTCAAAGTAAATTTTGGTGATCCAAACATGGAGATTAAGCGAGATGATCCCTCTAGAAGAAAGAGTTTTAGAGCAAGACATGGTTGCGACAAAAATCCCGGTCCTAAGTGGAAAGCTAAATATTGGTCATGCAGACAATGGAGAGCTGGTGCGCCAGTTGAAGGTTCGGTTGCTATGGAATCAGAAGCTAACAAAGGTCTTTGGTATAATATCCAAAAGAAAAAAGAAAAAATGGGCAAAAATTATAAACCCGCCCAACCTGGAGATAAAGATTATCCAGAAAAAAACGCTTTGAAAAAAGCTCAAGCCGAAGAAGGTGAATGGGATGGAATTACTTTCTGGGACCAAACTGAATTGCTCAAAATTTGGCCCGATTTATCTAAAGCTCAAGAATTGGAAGATTCTTCAGAAGAATTAGATGAATATAAAGGCGATTTTCTTGGAATGTCAATCGGCTCTTTAAGATCTATACAGGCTCATGTAAATACAATCTTAAATAATATAGAAGATCCTAATGTTAAAGAAAATTTAACCGAATCATTTTTACAAGGTAAAATTGCTATTACAGAAGATTATGTCTTGATGATTCATAATTACGTTATGTTTAATAAAGAAGACGAATATTCAAATGCTAATGATAATGGCGAAATGCAAGATGAAGAAGACGATTATGAAAATGGCGCAATGGTTAAGAACGTTAATCCTTCTTGTGATCATTACGGAAGCGAAGGAATCGTTCAATCAGTAGAAGATTTGCCTAATAAAATGGGCAAAGTAGTAAAATATAAAGTTACTAATGATGGCGCTAGTTATAAAGTAGGCGACGTATTAACTAAGACAAAAGATCAATTAAGAAAATATGATCCTAAAAAATTTAATCCTTCTACTCTTTCCCCAGAAGTTCTTAAAAAGCTTAAAAAAATTACTGAACAAATTAATCCAGAAGAAAAAGAGCATGGTGGAGGTAACGGATTTTCAGAAGACGAAAAAGAGTATCAAAAAAAATACGATCAAGTTCAATGGTAATTAAATTATAAAATAATATGAATGACTTTCCGTTTCAATCAATTTTTAGTTCCGAGATCAAGACTCTTCATTCCGAAGATTTTGATTTCAATCTAGCATTAGCAAGTTTAGAAAAGATCGGCGCGTTTGTTCCAGAAGTAGATTCCGCTTCAAACATCGATCTTCTACCAATCGCTTTTAATGCTTGTGTAGCAAATAGAGTTAATAGAAATAACGATGTTATTGATACAAAGACTGCCGTTGAAATTTATAAGAATTTTATTAACAAACCTATTAATATTGAACACAATAGAGAAAAGGTAATTGGTACTATTCTAAAAGCTGGATTTAGTGAGTTTGGTACAGATCGTCCATTATCAGAAGAAGAAGTTTCTGAGATGGACGGACCATTTAATATCACTCTTGGCGGCGTATTATGGAAAGTAGTTAATCCAAGAATTACTAAATTAGTAGAAAATTCTTCAGATCCTTCAAGCGAAGATTATCTATCTATTTCTACTTCTTGGGAATTAGGATTTTCAAACTATAACCTACTATTACTAGATAATAATGAGAAGAATATAGCTTCTGCTGAAGTTATTTCTGAACCAGATCAAATCGAAAAATATAAAGGTTATTTAAAAGCTTTCGGTGGTAGCGGAACAATAGATGGCGGTAAAAAAATATACCGCAAAATCATTGATAAAGTTGTTCCTCTTGGAGTTGGTATTACCGAAACTCCAGCCGCTGATGTCAAAGGAATTTTAACTATCAAGCCTGAACAAGACATGAAAGTTGAAGCTTCTGAGGCAGTAGAACAAAAAGATATTTCACAAAATAATAAAAATACTGTAGATAATAATAATAAAGTTATGAAGATTAATGCAATTTCTGACATTACTGATGAAAGCCTAAAGCAGGTTTCCGCATCAGTTATCTCTGATTTCATTTCTGAAGAAATTAAAAAGGCTTCAGATCAATTTGAAATTGAGAAGAATCAATCACAAGAAGCTATCAAAGCTTCTATCGAAAAAGCCGATTCTTTGACGAAGGAACTTGAGGCGCTAAAGGCTGAGTACGAAAAAGTTAATCAAGTTTTAGCTGAGATTCAAAAAGAAAATGAAGCTAAAGCAAAGCAAGAACTCTTTAACCAAAGAATGGCTGGTTTCGATGGTGAGTTCGAACTTTCTTCCGAAGAGCGCGAAATTATCGCTGGTGATATTTCTGAAATGGGCGAAGACGCTTTCGCTGCTTATAAGAAGAAGATGGGCGTACTACTAAAGGGTAAGAAACCCGCTCCAGTAGCTCAAGAAGTATCGGAAAAGGGTAAGGTAATGGCTTCCGCCAACGCTTCTGAAGTTTCAGATGCAGTTGAAAATGCCATCGATAACGCTGTCGTTAACGACAACGCTATTCCCAACTCCAGTCAAGCTTCTGAAAGTCTTGTTGATAAATACAAGAAGGCTTT